GGATGCTATCGGAGCAGATTCTCCTGCTGGGACAATATTAGCATTCGGTGGTTATCGTGCTTCACAATGGACAGGAATGACTTTCCACTCGAATGGCTCTGAACGGATGAGAATATTCTCCACAGGAAACATCGGCATCAACACCACCACAGACGCAGGCTTTAGACTTGACGTTAACGGGACTGCGATTGTTCGAGGTGTACACGAGATTCAAAATAATTCCGGATTGCGCCTTCGTGCAACCGGAGGCGGCGCCTCTACTTCATTTAGGTCAAGTGGTAACTCGGCGGAAATAAGAACAAACGATGCGAGCATAGCTTGTATGTTTTTTAATCAAAATGGAGTTGTTGGATTTAGCCAACCCGTAGCATTTGGAAATACAGTTGTAAGTTCAGCTTCAGCATTAGTTCAAATAGATAGCACCACACAAGGCTTCCTTCCCCCACGACAAACTCAGGCACAGCGTACCGCTATTGCCTCTCCAGCAGTTGGTCTCATTGTATATCAAACTGATTTGGTAGAAGGTTTGTATATTTACAAATCAACAGGATGGACATTTGTAATATGACGGGAATATATAAAATGACTTTTAGTAATAATCATTACTACATTGGTCAAGCATTAGATACTAACAGGAGGTTCTCACAACATAAAAGAGAACTCAAAAAAGGCACGCATTCTAACAGCAGACTTCAAAACTGTTTTAATAAATATGGAGAGCCTAAGTTTGAGGTAATACACGAATGCACCAAAGAAGAATTAAATTCGATTGAGACAAAGTATTTGTTTGACAATGTAGATAATGAACTTTGCTGCAATATGTGCAGAGAAGGTAAAAGTCCAAAAGGCGTAAAAAGAACCGAAGAATATAAACAAAAAATTTCAGACTATCAGAGGTTGATAGGCAAGGTGAAACCTGTTTATATGTATACAAGGGACAATATGTTTTTAGTGGCAAAGTATGATTCTATTACTGATGCTACTAAAGCTATTGGATGTGGACCTAAAGATGTTCAGAAGTCCTGCAAATCAAATGGCAAGTATAATGTAAAAGGATACAAATTCCTATTTGCGCAACCTGTTGACAATTTTATAAATCACATAGCACAAAAAGTAAAAATATGAAAACACAACCAACACAAGGAGTAGCAATTGAACCAATTGTCTACCCACTAAATGAAGGAACGGCAACACAATTGTCCGTTTTAGTTCTTAACTTTGCAACAGATGCAACCACTTGTACAACGTACTGGCAGTTGTTAACCGATGACAACAAACAACTCGCACAAGGTAACTACACCTTAACCGAAGAAGAATTCGCAACTTGGGGTACTGACAATAACGTAGTGAACGAGTATGTTGCTAATGCTATTGGCGTAACTTTAATTTAAGATTATGATTAATTTATCAGAAGAGAACGTAAAAGAGTTAGAAGGATTCATTCAAGAAATGCCTTTAAAGTATGGTTTGCCGCTATTGCAATACTTGCAAAAACTAGCTCAAGAACAAAATGAAAAGCCTGAAGAATAATGGCATATAAGCCTAAATCTAAGCGTACTAATTCACCGGTGGGGCCGCAGGGAAAGAAACTCCTTGACGGCCTTACTGCTAATAAGAACATTGATGATATCAGGGCTTTAGCTAAATTACTCAATGGTCATACATCTGATATTAGTAATATCAATACACACCTATCATCTGTTGATCTTAGCATCTTAGATTTAGAAAACACCAAGCAGGATACCATAACACTCACTACGAATGGCTTTTTTGGGCCCTCTACGTTCGTTAACAACGTACTTAATGTGCCTGACTACTCTTCTGGTCCTGATGGTTTATTTGCACAGACTAGCGACAGTATTCCAATTACAGCTACCACTACCGAAGGTACACTAATAGATGGTGGAGTAGGCGTACTAACAGTACCTGCTAACTCATTTAAAGTGGGAGATAGCTTTGTGTGTATGTTAAGCGGTATCATATCGTCAGTAAACAATGAAACACTTAGAATTAAAGTAAAGTCGGGATCAGTAATATTAGGTGACTCAGGACTTGTTACACTTCCTACTACCACAAATAAGCATTGGGACTTAAATATTCATTTTACCATTAGAAGAACAGGTGTGGCAGGCACAGCTCAAATAATGACATCTGGTGCCTTAACATACTCTAAGAACTCATCAAATGCATTTGAGGGCATAGACTTTAGCTCTTTAAATAATACCACTTTTGATACAACTGTACCTAATACATTGGATATAACTGTTCAATGGGGGAGTAATAATGCAGGAAACAGTATTTATACACAAACTTTCGTCTTACATAAAACCTATTAAATGAAGTACTTAATTCCATTAGTTTTTTTAATTGTAGCCTGTAGTCCTAAAGACAGGTTTACACGCTTAATTGAAAAGCATCCTGAACTATTAACTGTTGATAGTGTAACAATCCACGACACTATTCGTGTGGTTGTACCTGAGGTTAAGGTAGACACAGTTGTAAAGGTCAATGATTTGCTTGATACTATCTTCTTAGAGAAAGAGCAATTGAAGGTAAAGGTATGGATGAAGGGAGACCAAGTATTCATTGAAGGTAAGTGCGACACTGTATACATAGATAAGATTATCGAGCGTAAGATACCTGTTAAGTATTATGAGAAGACTCCATGGTGGAAGAAGCTCTTAAATAACACTTTACCTTTTTTCATTATTTTTGCTATAGTTTATTTTGTTTACCGATTTATTAAAAGATGATGCAAGAGTTGATTCAGTTTGGAATGGTTACGGCCATAGCTATTATAGGATATTTTTTAAGAATGGTACACGCAGATGTACGTAAAAATACCGAAGATGCAGGAAGGCTCAAGGGAAAGATTGAGTTAGTCGAACAGGAATCAAGACTCAAATATCAGGCCATACAGGAGCAAACTCAACTTGAGATTAAAAACTTAGCTAGAAGCGTGGCAGAATTGTCTGACGCAGTTAAGCAACTAATAATTAATAGATAATGGATACAACTTCAACAGCACCTAACTTTGGTGTATTTAGTCAATTAGCTGATTACGGACCATTAGGTCTTGTAGTTTTAGCACTAGGTTATGTAGCCTGGTTATTTATCAAGAGATATCTAGACGAAACTAAGAAGTAATGTCATTTGGCCCCTTTGAAGTATTAACTCAGTATGGCGTGTTAGGATTTGCTGTCCTAGCGCTTGGTTATTTATGCTGGATGTTCCTCAATCGATTGATGAAAAGTGAGGATGATCTGAAGGCAAAGGTAAATGATCTTGAGGGGGAATACAGAGAAAAGCTTGAAAGCAAGCTAACAGAGACTACCGAGAGCTCTAAAAGCTTGAAGGAGATAGTTCTTATGTTCTTAAGTAAGAAATGAAAAAGAAGCTACTTATTGTTGGCGCACTATTTATTACCCTTGTGGTTGCACAGGTGTTCTCAAGTGGACACGGCCACGTAGTTGTAGTTGAGGATAACATACAGCTCACAGGTGAGAATAAGAAGCTTACAACGGCAAATAAGAAGTTAACAAACAGTGTTAATAAATTAGAAGCTGAAAAAGAGGAGTTAATAGAAGATAAGGCTAGTCTTGAAAATATGGTGTCTGAGGTTATCGGTGACTTGGATAGCACTAAGTCTGTAGTTAAGGACATCAAAAATGAATTGAAAAATGAAAAAGATATTGTTCGTAGGCAGTCTAGTGGTAAGCAGTTTGAGTTTCAGCCAATCACGCTACCCACTTCAGACGATAATTGATGGCGATTCTGTTGTCATCCTTACTAAGGCACAGGCTGATACGATCAATGCAATATTCGAAAGCCAAAAGGCTAAGATTGCAAATTTTAAATCCGATGTAAAGACAAAGGATTCAATCATATCAGTCAGGGATACCGTGCTGATGTTTTACACGTCTAAGTACACTGAGTACAGAACCATCATAGAAACTCAGATTGTGCGTGAGGATAAACTTGACACCATCAGAGGATGGTTAGTTGACAGGGCAAAGGAAGGAAGTTGGATATACTACTCCTACTTAAACAATGAAGTAGTGGCTGTAGACCTCTCTGACTACGTTGTAAGGAAGGATGACTATACGGGTGATATAATCTTCTACAAGAGGACAGAAGATTGCCCTAATGACGATAAACAAAAAGAACCGCCTCTTGGTTGGCACACTGATATTGTAAAACCAAAAAGACCTAAACTAAATATTTTTAAACTATGAGAAAGTTTTTCAGAGAGTTGATCTCAGACGATAATCAAATTAACGAGCAGGCCTTTGTTGGTGTCATCTCGTTTTTCGCTATGGTATTTGTGTTGCTGACAGATGTAGTGACAGGAATCATTGGTAACGAACTAATCATTAAAGAATTTATCTTTGATGGATTTATGTTATTAACTTTGGGAGCATTCGGTATTACTACTGCCGGACGTATTATGAAACTCAAAAATAAAGATAAAAATGAAAATAACTAAGACAGGTACAGCAGGCATTGATCTTATCAAGGTATTTGAAGGATTTAGATCAGCGCCATACAAATGTCCAGCAGGTATCCCTACCATTGGATACGGAGCTACATTCTACCCTAACGGAAAGAAAGTAACTATGGCTGACAAGGCTATAACTGAAGCTGAGGCTGTAGATTTGCTTAAGCATATGCTCGTTAGCTTTGAGAAGTATGTTGACAGCTATTGTAGAGATGACATCAATCAAAATCAATTTGATGCGTTGGTGTCGTTTGCTTACAACCTAGGTCCTGCTAACTTAAAGTCTTCTACTCTATTGAAGAAAGTAAATGCCAATCCAGAAGATGAGTCTATTAAATTAGAGTTCATGAAGTGGGTTAAAGCAGGCGGTAAAACATTAAAGGGTCTCGTCAGAAGAAGAGAGGCTGAGTCAGTATTATATTTTAAAAAATAAAAAATGCAACTAAGTAAAAATTTATCATTGTCAGAAGTAACAAGAAGTGAAACTGCAAAACGTCGTGGCATCTCTAATATGCCAACACCTGAACACATTGAGAACTTTAAAAAGTTAGCTGAGAACGTGTTCCAACCTATCCGTGATCATTTCGGTGTTCCTATCCGTATTAGCTCAGGATATCGCAGCAAAGAGCTTAACACAGCTATTGGCGGCTCATTATCTTCACAACACTGTCAAGGTGAAGCAATTGATATCGACATGGATGGCACGTCAATCACTAATGCTCAAATCTTTCATTTCATTAAGGACAATTTGAATTTTGACCAAATGATTTGGGAATTTGGAACAGATAAAAATCCTGATTGGGTTCACGTTAGCTATGAATCAACTGGCAAGCAGCGCAAGCAAATTTTAGTTGCTAAACGTGTAGGTGGTAAAACTACTTATGTACCTTACAAATGAGAAATAAACTAGCAGGCACAAAGACAGGTAAGTCTAAGAGTGCAAAGTACTATCAGGAAAACCCTGAGGCTCGTAAGAAAAAAATTGCTTACGACACTAAGTATCAGGACACACCTGCTAGAAAGAAATACCGTTCAGTTCTACAGGCTATAAACCGTGAAAATGGTACACATGGCAATGGTGACGGCAAGGACGTAGCTCATACATCTAAGACTAAAACTACAAGTCAGTCACAATCTAAGAACCGTGCTGACAAGAAACGTAAATTCTTTAAGTAATGGCAAAGCAGATTAACACTGGCATTAAGTTAGAGACCCCTAAAAAGAAAAGACCTGGCGTTCATGCGAAATCCAAGTCTTCAAAAATTAAGGGCTCTAAGCTTTATAAGAAACGAAACCGTGGTCAAGGTTAGGTAACTTGTACCTTAAAAGTAACCTTCACGTTATGGAAGGCTTCATTAATTTTCTTTAGGGCGAGTAATCCGTGTGGACCTCTACCTTCTTCTACTGACAGGAGAACATTTTCTTTCAATCCTATCTTCTTAGCGAATGGTTCAGCGTGTAGTTTAAAGTGCTGCACTCTAAGTATTTCTATGATCTCTCCGAGATCTTCTGACGTTAAGTCTAATTCATATTCTGTCATAAATCTAAGTTTAGTCCATCATCACTAACTAATTGTCTAAGTTTTGTTCTAACGTAGTCAGCCATTTTAATCTCTGCGCTAGTAGCCTCTCGGTTGCCGATGTACCCGTGCTTAATTATTGCTCTGAGTTCTTGGTCAAGATCCCAAACAATAAGCCTCCATTTAAGACCATTGAGTGCATCTTGTAGTTCATCTTGCTCCTCGTGTTCGAAGTGTAGTGTTGCTTTCATATATAGTATTTTTTGTATTCATTTTTTTTAACGTCTACTTCTAATTTACGCAAGTCTCGAATGTAAGATGATGCCCACTTGGGGTGCACGCTTAACAAGTTAGCTATTGACATTAGAGGCCTTGGTCTTTCCTGTAAGAAAGGTATTAGAAGTAATATCTTTTTTTGCTTTGGTTCGTATAGCTTTTCAAATTTGTTCTGATTCATAATTAAGTGTTTTTCACCATACTTAATCGGTTTTCACCCGATTATGGATAAAATATTAGACATTTTTCACACTTCATATCTTTAGTTAAACCTTCAGATATAATAACTCCGCAGTCATGACATAGCGTTGCACCTATCCCATTATTGTACTTATGAATAGGCTTACCATACTTTCTGATTAACTTAAAAGTTAACTCCATGTCCTGCCAATTTAGCGTTAGTTCTTCACCATCTCTTACAGGATACCAGGCTATGCAATGTCCATGATTTGCATTGATCCAGTCCTCAGGCTTTACTTTGTTTCCGTTAACTGAATCAAGATATATCCATGGTATGTTTCCCTCAAGATTAATCTCGTAACCAATCTTCTTTAGCCTGTTTTTAAATTTTACTAGCTCGTTCATTTTTTAAGTTTATAGGTTTAAATTTTTGTATAATTTATAAGCCTATAAGTTTACATCCCTTTATAGGTTATGTGGCAATTTTTACCACTTATATTGAATCACTTTGCACGACACCAGGGAATCGAACCCCGACTAATGGATTTGGAATCCATTGTGCTACCAATTACACCAATGACGCATTTGCCTTTTTTCTCGGAAAGGCTAACCTATCTCCCTACGATGAGAACCTCAGGCCATTGCTAGGCAGGCTACGATCCACTCGTCAGTGGCATATTTCTTTTAGTTTTTGTTGCGAGGTACTATAACTCTCAATTAAAAGGCAG